TCCTCAACGGCGCAACCATCACAGCCGCTGTCGCTGACAACAACATCGCCGGCAGCGTCTCAGTTTCAGGCGGGCAAATCACGCTCACCACGAATGGCCTGGGCATGGGCTATGGAGACACCGACATAACCGTGACGTTCTCGGACGGACGCATCCGCATCGAGAAGCTTCGCTATGTCGAGGTGAACGGGAACTGGCGCAGCGACTATGGCTGGACATACGCGTCGTGAGTGACCTGAGCGAACAGCAGGAACGGTTCTGCCAATTCGTCATTCAAGGCTTTACCCAAACGGAAGCCTACAAGCGCGCCGGCTACAAATCCAAGGACGATCACGCAGCAGCGGCAAACGCCAGCCGACTGATAGCTAATGATAGGGTAGCCCAACGCATTGCCGAATTGCGGGCTCCTGTAGCTGAGCGGGCTGAAGTTACGCTGGAATACCTCCAGAAGCGCGCCAGACGCCTGCTCAACAAGGCTGAGAAGGCTGGGCAGTTCTCTGCTGCAAACGGCGCATTGAAAGAGCTGGGTATCCTGAGCGGCAAGCGCATCGAGACGCGCCACAACCTGAACCAGGACGCGAATGAACCAACAGACCTTACTAGGGCGCAGCTACTCGATATCGCCCGAGCAGGCCGCACGCGAGCTTCTGCGTCGGGAGATGGCGCAGGAAAGCCTGATAGCGTTCACCCGGTACACTAAGCCCGACTATCGGCCGGCAGGGCATCACAAGCTCATTGCCGAGGCGCTTGAACGGGTTGAACGGGGCGAATGCAAGCGCCTGATGATCTTCATGCCGCCCCGGCATGGTAAGTCAGAGCTTGCGTCACGGCGCTTTCCGGCATGGTTTCTGGGACGGAACCCGGATCGGTCGGTTATCGCTGCGAGCTATAACAGCGAGCTGGCGACGGACTTTGGCCGAGAGGTCAGGGATATCGTCGCCTCGAAGCTTTACAGCAACGTATTCGAGACGCGCCTTTCGGAAAGCAGCCAGGCTTCGGGCCGATGGCACACGAACGGACGCGGTGGATATGTAGCGGCTGGCGTCGGAACGGCCGTCACTGGTCGCGGCGCGCATGTTTTGCTGATCGATGACCCGTTAAAAGACAGGGTTGAGGCTGACAGCGAGACGACCCGCGAGAAGGTTTGGCGCTGGTATACCTCAACGGCCTACACCCGCCTTGAAGGCGATGTGCGCGCGTCTGCTCTGGACGATGACGATATCTGGCAGGACTTCCTGAAGGATATCGAGCTAGGCGAGGCTGAGCCCTTCGAAGGCGCCATAGCGTTGATCATGACCCGGTGGAACGAGGACGACCTCGCCGGGCGATTGTTGGCCGCACAGACTACGGGCGGCGATCAGTGGGAAGTGTTGGATCTGCCCGCGCTGAATGAGGAAGGCGAGGCGCTCTGGCCTGAGAAATACCCCGCCGAGCGTTTGAACCGGATCAAGGCAGCTATCGGGCCAAGAGATTGGTCCGCGCTTTATCAGCAACGCCCATCCCCGGAAGAAGGCACGTTCTTCCTGCGCGATTGGTTCAAGCGCCACGACGATCCGCCCAGGCTGGGTCACGTGTACATCACGAGCGACTACGCGGTGACCGAGGACGGCGGCGATTGGACCGCGCATCTCGTCTGGAACTACCACGAGGACACGCTGACGCTGATAGACGGCTGGACCGGCCAGACCTCGGCGGATGTGTGGATCGAGGAACTGTTGCGGCTGTTCAAGCAACACAAGCCGCTCTGCTACTTTGGAGAGGCTGGCGTCATCGTGAAGGCGGTCAAGCCGATGCTGACCCGTCGCATGAACGAGCTTCGCGTGTTTGCGCGAACGGAATGGATACCGTCTATCTCGGACAAGCCGACCCGCGCCCGGGCATTTCAGGCCCGCGCTGCGATGGGCAAGGTGAGCCTGCCGAAGACGGATCTGGGCGAGAAGGTCTTGAACCAGCTTCTCAGTTTCCCGGCCGGCAAGCACGACGATCTGGTCGATACCTGCGCCCTGATGGGCATGGTGATCGACATGGCGCATCCAGGCTTTACGCCTGCCGCGCCTGAACCATTGACGCGACCACGCGACTACAGGCCCCCACCAAAGGCGGACAATTGGCGAGTATTGTAAGCATGTCGCCTAAGCCCGACACGGGCGAGGACGGCGCCGAGCGCATTAGGAAGATGGTGCGCGAGTATCTCGACACGATGGAAGAGGCCCGCGACCGCTCGGCCCTGGCGCGCGACTACTACGACGGCAAGCAGTGGACGCGTGAGGAAATCGCGACCCTCAAGCAGCGCGGCCAGCCGCCTATCGTCTTCAACCGCATCAAGCGCAAGGTTGACTCGATCCTTGGGGTTGAACGCAACCGCCGAACCGATCCCAAGGCCTATCCGCGCACGCCACGCGACGAGCAAAGCGCCGACATCGTAACGCAGGCGCTGCGCTTCGTGAGCGACCAGACGCGGCTGAACAACATCTTCAGCGGCGCTTTCGAATGCGGGATGATCGAGGGCGCGGGTGCCTGTGAAGTCATCATGGATGGCCCCGAGGACATTCGCGTCAACCTGATCCCGTGGGATGAGTTCATATTCGACCCGAGAAGCAGCCGCCACGATTTCAGCGATGCGCGCTATCTCGGCGTCCTCAAGTGGATGGACGCAGACGACGCGATTGCGCTGTACCCCGACAAGGGCAAGGAGATCGAGGCGGGCATCACGGGCAGCGAAAAATCCTTCGTTGCGGACCAGAGCGTTGACGACAAGCCGTCGTCCGGAACGTGGATCGACCGCAAAAGGAGAAGGGTCCAGGTCTGCCAGCTCTATTACAAGCAGGGCGCGGAGCACAATTACGCGGTGGTTGTCGGCTCCACGCTCGTCATGGACGGGCCAAGCTACTACCGCGACGAGAAGGGCAAGACCGTCTGTCCCATCGAGGCGTTCAGCGCCTATGTTGACCGCGAGAACGCCCGTTACGGCGTGGTCCACGACATGCGCGGGCCGCAGGACGAGATCAACCACAGGCGCTCCAAGGCCGTCCACTTCCTGCACTCCCGGCGCGTCATGGCGCAACAGGGCGCCGTTGCTGATGTCGGGCAGGCCAAGCGCGAGATTGCCCGCCCTGATGGCTGGGTTGAGGTTGTAGACCCGCAAGCGGTGCAGGTGCTGGACACAGCGCAGGAAACGACCGGCAACCTGAACATGCTTCAGGAGGCAAAAGCCGAGATTGACCTTCTCGGGCCGAACAATGCGTTGCAGGGCAAGGGCACGGAAGGCGAGAGCGGACGCGCCATCATCGCCCAGCAGCAGGCGGGGCTTGCCGAGCTCGCGCCGCTCTATGACCGCTTCAACGATTTCAAGCTGCGCGTCTACCGGGCGACATGGGCGCGCATCAAGCAATTCTGGAAGGCCCCGAAGTGGGTTCGCATCACGGACGACGAGGCGGCCACACAGTTTATCGGGCTGAACCAGGTGCAGGTGGACCCGATGACGGGTCAGCCGATGGTACAGAACGCTGTCGCGCAGATGGACGTTGACGTGATCCTCGAAACGGGACCGGACACGGTGACGTTGCAGTCCGAGGAGTTCGAGCAACTCGCGCAGATCATGCCGCAGCTTGCAGCCTTGCCGCCGCCTTACGCACTGGCGCTGATCGAGGCGAGCAGCCTGCCGGCGCAGCGCAAGAAGAAGATGACGGAGTTGTTGTCGGGCGGCGGCGAGCAAAGCCCCGAGGCGCAGGCGCAAGCGCAGAAGCAGGCGCAGATGCAGGAACGCGCTGCGATGGCCGAGATCGCGACAAAGGAAAGCTCCGCCGCGCTGAACATGGCGAAGGCGCAGAACGAGGGCGCCCTTGCGCAGTCCAACATCGAGCTAGAGCGCGAGCGGATGACGGCTGAGCAGGTCAAGGCGCAGGGCGAGACGGCTATCAAAGCGCAGGAACTACAGATCAAGCAGCAGGAGCTGCAATTCAAGCTGGCAGAGCTGGACCTGAAGCGCGCTGAACTTGGGCTGAAGCAGCAGGAACTGGCGGCGAACGTCGAGATGGAACGCGAGCGTTCCGCGCTGACCGAGCGCATGGCTGACCGTCAAGCGATGGCAGAGGACAACCGCGCGCAACGCGAGGCGTCCAAGCCGAAGGAAACCGAGAAGCCAGACAAGAGCGGGGATGCTGTAGGCATGGGCCTGCAAGCCCTGGCTGCGGCACTGAGCAAGCCTAAGTCAATCGTCCGTGGTGCGGATGGCAAGCCGATAGGGATTGAATAATGAGCAAGGGCAATACCTTCGAGAACGATCTGCTTTT